TGGGTTGAGGATAAAGCCCCTGCTTACAAAACAGCACGGGAAACCTTTGCCGCTCAAAGCAAACCAATTAACCAAATGCAAGTAGGTCAGTTCCTTGAAGGTAAGCTGACTCCTTCTCTTGGTGAAGAAACTGCCCGTCTGCGTGCCGCTGGTTATGCTGGCGCTCTTGAACAAGCTCCTGGCACAATCAAACGCGCTACCGGCCAGTCTCGATTTGACGAGTTGAGCCAAGTCATGACCCCTGAGCAAATCAAAGTGCTTGAATCCGTGCGTGCCGATTTGGCCCGTGCCAAGCTAGCCGAAGCTCAGGCTGGGGCCGCTCGTGGCGCTGGCCCCAATGTGAATTTGATGGGCACTGAGACGCTGGGTAACGTGCGTGCTCCCAACTTTATCAACAACGTCACCACTGTGGCCAATGATATTTTGCGCCGGTTGCAAGGTAAGCTGGATCAGAAGTTGGCAATCGAGTTGGCTGCCGAAATGCTTGATCCAACGGCGGCTGCGGCTGCGCTTGAGAAAGCTCTTGCCCGTCAAGCCAAAGGTGAGAAGATGGCAGAACCTTTTAGGAAAACTGGCAAAGCTGCATCTAATGTTCTTCGCACCCCTGCGGTAATTAACATGCTGGCTCCAGGATCTGAAAATCAAAACTCATTGGCTACCAGAATCGAATTAACTGGAATGGCTAACTAATGGATTCTCAAGTTCTTTTCAACATTGCAGTCAGTCTGGCGGGGTTTTTGGGTGGTTGGGTGCTAAATAACATCTACCGATCCATTGAGCGCTTAGACACTGACGTGCGGGCTATGCCCCTAAACTACGTCACACGGGACGATTACCGTGCTGACATGCGTGACGTTAAAGACATGCTCGGCAAAATATTCGATAAACTTGATAGTAAGGTTGACAAATAATGATTGACCTTACCAAAGCCATCGGAGCCGTTGCCGCCAGCGTTGCTGCGCTTGGCGGCAGCTACACCCTTGCCGACAAGTTTGGCTGGTTTGACCGCGCAATTATTGAGTGGTCGCCTGAAAACTTCAAGATCACGGCAGAAGCCGGCAAGCCCATCAACGTCACTGTTGCGCGGATCAAGAAGCGCGACGATTGTTCTGTCGAGAGCTTCACCCCAAGCATTCGTGACGCAGCGGGCATGGTTCACGCAGCGACTACTACGGCCAGCAAGTTCAGCGGCCCAGCAGGGCCAGAGATTGACACCTTCACCTACCAGCTTACAATGGTGCAGAAAGAGAAAATCGCTGACGGCAAGGCTACCCTGCTAGCGACGATCAAATACAAGTGCCCCGAGGGTGAGCGTGTTGTGCAGTACCCGCGCCACCCCAACCTAAGTTTTGACCTGAAAGGGTAAGCAATGCTTGGACTAGACGCACTCCTAAACGTGGGCGGCAAGCTCATCGACAAGCTCATTCCAGACCCAGAGGCCAAAGCTAAAGCGCAACTAGAGTTGGCCAAGTTGGCGCAAGATGGTGAATTGGTTAAAATGGCCAACGACACCAAGCTCTTTGAGGTAGAGCAAGAAAACATCTCAGACCGCTGGAAAGCTGACATGGGATCAGACTCTTGGTTGTCTAAAAATATTCGCCCTATGGCTCTTATAGCCATCTTTGTGGCCTATTTTGTGTTCACCATGATGTCGGCGTTTGGTTACAACGCTCAAGAATCATACGTCCAACTGCTTGGTCAATGGGGACAGATTATTTTCTTGGCTTATTTCGGAGGCCGTACTGTTGAAAAACTTGCAGACATGAGGAGCAAGAAATGACGCCGCACTTCACACTTGACGAATTGACGCACACCGATCACCGAACATTGGACAACACCCCAAATGAAACTGAACAAGCAAACATTCAAAGACTGGCTGAATTCCTTGAAGCAGTCAAAACCGTTCTTGGCGGTAAACCGATTATGGTTAACTCTGCTTTTCGCAGTAAAGCGGTTAACGACGCGGTAGGCAGTAAAGACACTAGTCAGCACCGTATTGGGTGCGCTGCCGACATCCGTGTGCCAGGCATGACGCCAGATCAAGTGGTGCGTGCCATCATTGCCTCAGACCTTGGGTTTGATCAGGTGATCCGCGAGTTTGATCGGTGGACACATATCAGCATCCCTAACCAAGCCAGCGGAACACCCCGCAAACAAGCCTTGATCATTGACAAGGCTGGAACTCGAGTGTTCGCGTAGTCATGTTTTTTCCTTAATGTTGTAAAACCAATCGTCACCGGCTGACCACTTGCGCGTGCCATCAACTGTCCACAAAGACTTTGCCGCTTGAAAATCTGGAAACTTTGTCTCGGCAGGGATCAGGCTCTGGTCGTACCACAGGCATCGATTGTTTGGCTGACAAGCAAACTGGCCATTGTCCAGCGCAATCCAATTGAATGACTTGTGTTCTTCGGCCTGCTCGGTAAAGCCTGTGTCTAAAGTCATTTCGTCTGCGCAAAAATCCACTGTGAACAAGTAGCGCCCGAAGTGCCACTCTTTATCCTTGCCCAAAAACTTAACGCCTAAGTTACGAAGGCCAATCTTTTCAATCACTGTGAAGCGGTATCCCATACAGTCCCACAGTTGCAAGGTGTCAATCGGCAGATCGCCAGCGTCTTTGTGCCAGACGTAGGCGTGGATTGGCAGCTTGTCGTACAGGGCGCCGTAGTTAGGCAACAGCGACTCAATGCGGAACACTTGGCCGCGCAGGGCTTTGAGGCTAACCCAGATAGCAGGCTCCAACTCGCCATGGCCTTTTTGGAAGTTATACAAGAACTCTTTGCGAACAAAGCATTTAATGGGTGGCAACGAGGCCACGATATAACTCATGTGTTCTTCTCCTTGGTTGTCTGGTAATACTTGGCAGGCATCTTGGCATTTTTGTCCAACTGCTTGCGCAGCCATTCAGCGCCGCCAAGTTCTTGCAAGATCATCCAATGTCTGTCAGACATTCTGACTTGTCGGCCTAATAGGGGTTCAGGTGGTTTTGGTCTTGGCATTACTTCTCCTGAGTTGAGGTATGTAAATACGATGTTAAGCGTTTAATCCGTGACTCATGGTATTTGCACATGGAATCGGCATACTCGCGGCCAGACTGAGCGTCTAGCAACTTGCGTCTGGCATCCTCTAGCTCCTTGAGCGCCAGCATTTCAGCCGTTGGCACATCAAATACGGATTTAAAATAGCTTACAGTTTCTCTAAACATTACAATTACTCCTTGGTTATGGTGTTACACAGTGTATCACAGTTTAATGGCCTTTGGACTGACGGTACTCTTTAATTGCGTTTCTAAGCCCTGCCTGCGTGGTGGCCTTGTCATCTAGCGCCAGAGCCTGCGCCTGATCCAATGTGTCTTGGCACATGATGCGGTGGCAGATTACCGGCGCACCTTGACCCTGACGGCGCACACGAGCGTTGAACTGCTCGTACAGATCCAATGACCAGTTAAGGCCGTACCACACAAGGATGTGGCCATTGTTCTGTAGGCCGTCAATACCGTGACCCATCGATGCTGGGTGGCCGATCATTAAGGCGCAGTCACCAGTCTTCCAGCGGTGCATGGCGTTGTTAAGCGATGACTCAGACTTACATTCGGTCAGGTTAATCGGCTCAAGGTGCTTGAATTTCTCCATAATCCGTGCAGCGTCTGAGCGGTAAGCGTAGGAGCACAAGATTGGTGAGCCTTGGGCTTCGTCAATAATCTCTTCCAACGCTTCAAGTTTAAGATCATGCACCGGCTCCCATAAAGGCATCCCAGCAATTGGGTACATGGCCCCGTTGGAGAACTGGAGACACTTGTTGGTCAGTGAAGCCTGGTTAAACGCTTCCACGGTTGTGCCGCTGTCAAGGGTCAGAAAAAACTCTTTTTCCATCTTTTCATACTTAGCCCTCAGATCATCAGGCATTTCAATTTCGACATTGTTGATCATCAGGTCAGGCAGCGGGTTGTAGTCCTCAGCGCTCATCTCAAGCGTGATGTCCCCGATGAGCTTCTTAATTGTGTCCTCAGTGTCCTCATACGGCACTTCTTTGTACGGCCCAACCTTGCGGTAAAAGCGGGTGCGGAAAGCGGTTTTAGACGTACCCAGCCGCTCACCTTTGTCTACCACGAGAAACTGGCCATGCAGGTCTTTGTAACCATTGGAGGCCGGTGTGCCAGTCAGGCCGGTTGACCAATTGAACTTATCAGCAATCTTTTTAAATGCCTTAACTCGGTTTGTGGCACTGTTTTTCATTTTGCTAATCTCATCCCAGATGATCCCATTAAACGGTATCGGTTTGTCCTTTTTGACAAAGTAAGTCTGGATCGTTTCAGATAGCCAGCCAAGGTTTTCATAGTTAATTAGGTATACGTCAGCTGGGCGCAACAGGGCGCGAGTACGCTGATCCTTTGTGCCAGTGACCATGCTAAACCGCAGGTGCTTGGTGTGCTCCCACTTCACAGCCTCTTGCCGCCAAACCAGCCGGATAACCCGGATCGGGGCCACGATGATCACGCCCCGCAGGAACTGGGTGCGGATCAGATGAGCCAGGCTGGTCAGCGTGATCACGGTTTTGCCCAAACCCATGTCGAGCCACAGCATCGAGTTGGGTCGGGTGCACTGGAAGTTGACGGCCTTTTGCTGATAGCCGTGCAGTAACTCTGGGGTCAGCATCCCATCACCATTACATCAATCATTGTCTTACCCTCGATTACGTTATCAATTACAAATACATTTACTTTTTGGGCGCGGAGTTTGGCGTGTTCCCGCTCCTGAGCAGGAGTTGGCTTCTGACCCCCTCGTTTGAATTCACAAAACCACACACGGCCATCTGGTGCGATGAACATACGGTCAGGCACAGCAGCCCGTGCGGGGCTGGTGAATTTGTACGCAAGCACACCTTTGGCACGGGCGTATTCACAGACTTTGGCCTCGATGTCTTTTTCAAGCACCGGTGCACTCCTTGTCTGCTTTGCGTTTTTCCAAATCGATTAGCAGTTCGATGTAGTGTTTGGCCTTTTCCAAGTCAGCCATGCCGTTCTTCTTGCGCCAGCGGCTGATGTACTTGACCACGTTGCCTTCCATGTACCCCATGGCGTTTGCATGGATGTACTCGATGGGTTGAATGGGTAGGTCTTTGTAATGGTTACCGCCCACTTGCTTCTCTAATGCGCTCATAAACTTGTTTACCTCTTTAAGCGTTTCTTCAGATACGGGAATAATTGTTCCAGTTAAGCTAGTCCCAAACATAATTTTTCTACCTCCCGAATGTAATAGTCAAAATCCACTGGCAATTTGCCAGCATCCTTGATGTCGTTGCAAGGCTGGACACCCCAGCCAGATTCAACGCCAATCTTTCGCCATTGACCAGGATTCTTGGCAAGCGGGGGCATCCACTTGAACAGTCGTCCACCGCCCTCAGCGATGTAGTAGCGTGTGATGTTTTGTAGTTGTGAGGTCACGCCGTCACGCTCAATGGCCAGATGGCTAGATCGTGGCACTTTGGTGCGAAGCATGAAATCCATGATGTCGGGCCAGTTGTGTAATGTCTCTCGGATCGGTGCGCTTTCGGTCAAAACCTTTTCCGCAACCTTGGCGATTACTAAACCGCCGGCGTTTTGATGCCATTCCATGTCGTACTCATAAGCACCCTTGCGCTTGACGTTTCCATCTTCGTATTGGGCGATGTAGTTATTTACGTCACGGATCATCATGGTTTTGTAGATGGCTTCTTCAAGGTTCAATCCGGTGCGCGACTGCCAAGCTGCACGGGCCAGATCCACCAGCCACTTGTTTTGCCTGGGCACACGCACTGTCAGGCCATCGGTGTTTACTTGGATCAGGCGAAGTCCATCGATGTGCATCAGCCCTTCAGCCAGCAGGCACAGCAGGAGCTGGCCGTTAAGCGTAATGGACATGGTAAACAGTGGGTCATAGAAAACGCTGAACCGGCTGTTGCTGTCGCCATACACACCGTTGAGCGCCAGCTTCAGCATCGCTGACTCGGCTGATTTCTTGGGGTACGTTTTGCGTTGCTCGAAGAGGTGCTTGTAAATACTTACGAATTCCTTGCCCAAGTGAGCAGGATGAAATCCGTTAGTGATTGCCAGATTTGGATAATAAGAGGTAACGTCCAAGTCAACAATGACGTGATCAGCATCCGATTCGACCACTTCCGACTCAATGGATCCATGAATACCGCCAAGGCCAAAAACAAAATCGAACCCATGAACGCGAGCAATAAGATCATTGAACACCCCCTTTGTTTCAACGATTGTCTGTTCTTTTAGCCAGCTTAGCACACGGTTAAACTCGGGTGCGTCAAACTGAATCCATGGCAGGATGGCATCTTTGAGCGCAATTGATGGGCGTGGGGTCTGGCGGGGTGTGCGGCCCTTGGAGCCAAAGTCATAGCAGGCGACACCGGCCTCTTCCAGCTTCATGACAAAGTAGTCTTTGCCAATCTTGGTGTCGTTGTGGTTCATAAAGTCACGGCTGTACTTGGCTGTAAGCTCCTCACGAAACCGGATCATGTCCAGCGACTTGTGATAAAACGCTTTGGTTTCTCGCA